ACACCGTTATCTTTTCCTGTCCAATTCCCGGACCGCTCTAATTCGGCAATTGCAGCCCTTAGCCCTTCAACTCTTTTACGAGCCACAGCAACTCTTTCTTCTACTGGGCTGGTTTGTTCTGTTGTGTTTGCCTGCCCAGAAGAGAGTCGCACGGCTTGTCGAACCGCCTGGGTTTCATCGTTTGTGCCTATAAACCTTGGACGCGTTGTGCCCTCATCGACCCACCCGTCTGCATCCGGGTCGAAATTACTGCCGGTTGGTTTTCTGCTTCCTGGCACCCCTCCTGTTGGAACATCAATGTCTCCACGACGACGCCTACGTCCGCCTCCAACATTTGGCCTATCAATAAGACGACTGCCCACATACGAGGCAAGGCGACGACCAATGGCCTTGGTTTCCTGCTCTAGCTCTCTACCTTTTCGGGAAAGCTCAAACGGAATCTCAAATTCCTCATCTGCGTTAGACATCTACAAAATGATACCACTTACATAAAACTCAATAAAAATGAATTTACGTGGTGTTAAGACTTTACTGAAGTCTTGTGTTGCATTTTGTGCAGGTTACGGACCATGGATACCGCTTAACCATACTTGGCGGGTGCTGGCAATCCAGGGCTCGTGTGGCGCGCTCGTTAAGGCAGTTTCGTATCCACGCAGAAAGGGATAGTTGCTCCTCGGATGAGGCTTGTTTCCAGCGCTCTCTTTCTGCTTCTGTGGTTCGGATGAGAACGGACTTATCGATTGGGGCGTCGTCTTCTTTTGCAACAGGAGCAATAGTTGGACTGATTGTGTCAGCAACTTTTTTCATTGCCGCCATCATATTTGAAGCGCTTATATCTTCACTCGTCAAAATCTTTATCTGCTTCTTCACCGTAATCCTCCTCGGATTCATCCAGACCTGAAAGCTCGACTAATTCGGCATCAATTATGTCCGAACTATCTGTCCCTAGAAGAGACTTTACTGTACTTTCGGGCAACACGCCGGATATAGCCATCAGTTCCAAAAGTTTTTTTGCTTCGGACTCTGGGTCAAAACCAATCGCCGGTCTTTCAACTCCTGGCTGGCCGGCAATAACTGCTCGTATATTCGTATTGTTGTTGACATCCATTTGCACATTGACGTTCGTCTGTTCCATGCCAAGGAGTTTTGTCCTCCTGTCCATGATTGATAAAACCTGCTGAATAGCCTTGAGGTCTGGCTCAATTTGAATTTCCGTGCCATCCTCCTGAACCTCCCTGCGATGTTGCGTCATTGGCCAAATCGCCTGCTGTAGGTTGTCCAGCCGCTCGAGCTCAAGCCGAAGAACTTCGGGGTAAGCAAGAATTGCTTCCTTGTTCATTTTTTCCAATTGGCGCTGAACTGAACGAGTGACAGATGATGTGGATACCCCGAATCTTCTGGCTATTTCCTGCACTGACGTTCCAGCCTGGCGCATCTTAAAGATGCGTATATCGCGCTCGTTCAGAAATTCACGAGTCGTTATCGGCTTTGTTTTATCATCACTCATGTTGTTGTCTTCATCCACTCTATCACTTCGAATGGGAAGCGTTTTCCGCGTTTCATCTTCAGCGGCCAGTGGCGTTCATCGCGAGCACCTCTAAAGTGCTTAACGTCATAGACGTAATCGCCACCAGCAGTTGGGTCTGGTTGCAGGGACAAGCCAAATTCTGGCCAGCGCGACCAAACTGCAGAACCGAATGGACGCAAATCCCTTGACGTAGAACTTGTACCAAGTGGGGCATGGTGCTCAATCCATAGAGCGCAACCATAAACAACGCGAATTGTGTCCAAGTATTTAGCCACTTCAATGGCGATTGATTCAGAAGTTCTCCCACCTGGGTCAAGAAATGCCTTATATAGCGGCCCTATCACGAGAAGCTGTGGCCTAACTTGGTCTAGCGCATCTTCAAGGATTGCCCTGTCTGCTGCCTTGAGCAAGTCCATTCCTGATGGTTTGGAAAGCAGGTGTGCGTCGATGCTGTCAGTTCCTGCGTGGGACATGGCCTGGAGAGCAATTGAGCGTGATGTTCTTCGGATGATTCGTTCTGGGTTTTCTAGGTCAACGGTAAGCGTTGTGATTCTTGGCATTTGCTGAAAAGAAAAAGGATTTATTCCAGCAGCCGTAAGAATTCCAACCTGACGTGCAAGCATGGTTTTACCAACACCTTCTGCGGCTACGACTATCACTCTTTCGCTTTTTTCTAATAACCCAGGAATAACCCATTCATATGTGTCGCCAGTGGTTTCACTAAGAAATTCATTCCACTGAACAAGACGACCAGTATCCAGAACAAAGGACACAGTTGAAGAAGCAATGATTAGATTGCTCTTTGCAATTTTTTGTTTTGCATTTAGGTCGGTTCGCGCAATCAGTTCGCTTAGCTTCTCAATTGCGGCATCTTCTGGAGTTTGGGGCGACTCAACTTCAACCTCTTCAAAATCAATTTGCTCAAAATCTTGATTTTCCGCGTCCTCGAAAATTGGCAGCAATCCATCGATTGAGCCACCACTCGACATGTGGTCAGTAATATCCTTGTGTGATGGGCAAACCCATGCCTGCGCGCTGCATCCAGCTGCAGAAAGTGTCTCCACTACTTCATTGGCGTGTTTTACCCCAATTTCATCATTGTCGGCGATGACCTCTACAACGGCTCCAGCCAGTGCCTCTGTGTGGATGTCGAGCCATTTACCAGCACCGCCAGGCATTGTTGTTGCAACAATCCCCATGTCAATGAGCGTGTTGGCATCCTTTTCCCCCTCAACAACCCAAATTGGCACACCATTTTTCTTGGCTTCAAGAACTGCTGGCAAATTGTAAAGAACTTTCGGCGTATCGCCGAGAGCATAAACCCAGCCATTTCGCCCATCTGGCTTTCTCTGACTGAATGACTTCTTGCCATTTTCATCGACGTATCTAACTTTTTGAAATAGCAACTGATGATTTTCATCAACAAAGTCATACGACTCGACAAAAGTCAACTTCGGTTTCTGTGTGGGTATTGGTTTTTTTTCTGTCTTTATTGGCTTGTCTGTTGCAGCATTTCTGATGACGGGTTTTGAATCCTGCGGCATTAAGTCCGAAACGCGCAAACCAACCGAACTGCAAATTTCATCAACATTGCACGACATTGCGCGGTGGCAAGTAACTAGAACACGGCCGTCGTTCCCCTCCGAGACAGATAAGGACGGGTTTGAGTCGTCGTTTCTGCACGGACAGCGAGCAACCCATCCGGTGCTTGTTTTACGGACGCCATCAAGCAGTCCGAGAAAATTTTCTACTGGGTCGGATATTTGGGTCATTTGGTCACTTGAGATTCATTCCTGGAATAAGAATTATCGGTTCACGCGGAACCAATTGTATTTTCATTCTACGTCGCAAAGTCTTCCGTTGTCGCTCGGTTGTACCAGCCCAGATACCGTACTTTTCGTGGTAAATGCTGTATGCAAAACACTGTTCTATTTTTGCGCATTCATTGCAAATTTCAATAGCGAGCTTGGTGTTGTCTCGAGACTCGATATAGCTTTCCTTGAAATCATCGCTCTCTCGGTCAGCGTGTGGAAAGAAAATGTTTGGGCTGTAATTTTTGCATGCGCCATCAGTCGGCGGTCTATCCACTCGTACTGGAATTTCACTTTGCGTATATGGATAGCTTGGCACTGTTCCCCCAATCATGAACTATAAATTGATGGGAGTGATGTTAGCGGGTGTCAACCAATCTTGTCACGTCTCTGGCGGAAAGAAATATTGTCGCACTGCGAATAACCAGTTGACCAGATATATCTTCTGAAAGAACATCTACAGCGTCTACGGGAATCGAGAATCTTGTTGCTAGCGCGGCTCGCGTGCGTTCAATTTTTACTTCGTCGTCAGCAAGGGCTTCATCTTCGGTTCTTATCACCCGAGGTCCGACGAGCGCGCGAATCTCACTGGCTTTTTGTTCAGCGCGCAAACACCACGCACAAGCTAATTCTCCAGTTGATGCTGCACGTTTACGTATCTCAGTATGACCACATACTAGGACGTGATGATACGAAACATGACCCCAAGCACCGACTCTTTTTATTTCGGCTATTTTGCGTCTTGGTGAGCGCCTACGCTCGGATGTCATTAAGACTCGGTCTGAAAATTATTTAAAAAGCTTTCGCAAGAAGCTCTTTAGCCAATTTTTTGCCTTAGTTGTATCGACTTCAACCTTGTCTGGAACTGACTGTTCAATTTTTTCTTCAATGGCATCCCATGCCTTCATGAATTCATCTGTGTCAGCAAGATACGAGGAGGCAGAATCCTTTATCTTGACTGCAGCTTTCGATGCTGACGTCTTTTTCGCCGCAGGCTTTTTGGCTGCTGGCTTTTTCTTGGCCGGAGCCTTCTTAGCTGCGGCTTTTTTTGCTGTTGGTTTTTTGTTCGTTGTCATGGAACAGACTCTAGTGCATAAATCGAGTCCGCGGTGAAAGGGGTATTTTATTCAAAAAACATATTTACGGTTCAACTTTTTAATAATGATTAGTATTTCGATGTGGAGCAATACGTTGACGATTTCGGCAAGATGGCCTTAGCCCTGACGTCGGCCCAGTTGGCTAAAGATGTTGCCATTTCCGAGCACGGAATCGGAGAGGACGTGGCTACACACTTTCTTGGATGGTCTCCAAAGTACTTAATGCTTATTGCCCAGATGAAGCAGTCTGTCACCAATCTCCCACACGAAATAAAATTTGAAAAGTGTAAAGAATTATGCGAGTTAATGCGAAAATACTGGGGTATTGCGTCGCTGACGATGGTGGCTGAGGGGTACTGCTCCTACGACGCAGCACAGACCAAAGGGTCCAGTCTTGCAGCCGCATTCGTGGACAGGGACAACTCTGTGTCTGAGTGCATAACGATAAGCCATGCCTCTATTGACGATTCAGACTCGGTAACGCCGGTTTCGATGGTCGCCGCACCATATTCCGTTTCAATAGGTAAAAAAGTTGATTGGGCAGAAATGCTCTTTTACCCAGAAAAAGCAGACAAATACCTAAAACAGGCGAAATATCCGCAGATGATAAGAAATTCGTTAATGGGGAACGTGGTCGATGAAGTGAGCCAGGGGCAAATCATGCGGGTTAGGGATGAAATAGACGAACTTGGCTTTTTAATTCAAGATTTTACTGTTTAAATATTAGGTATAATTAAATATTATGGGAGCTTTTTACGATAGTCCTGCATTTGGAGACGGCTCCAAGGGGGAAGTAGAAATAATTGCAGGCGTAAAGATTCACCGAGCGAGCCGTCAACCATGCCCAGTTTGTGGTCATCCGACCGGTGATTGTAGTGGAGAATCTGGGCCACCAAAAACTATTTTTGGTTACAACACGAATTCATCACTAGATGACAATTTGACTTTTTATGTTGAAGAAGATTATGTTGAGGAACACGAAATAGCACCAGGCGTTACAACGAAAACAATAATTTATCGAGCTGGACAACACATTCCATTAAATACAGCAAAAGAGCTCGGACTAATTTAATTTTTTCCACGACGCTGGACCATTTCAGTATTTTTTTTTCGGCTACACTCTTTTCTCTTATACGCTCACCGCACCACACAGTAAGGAATTAAATTAAAATGTCTATTCTTGACCCATCTTTCATCGCAAGTTACGCAGATAAAAAAACACCATGGGGTTTCGGTGGTTTGGGCGAGGTTGTATACCTGCGCACATACAGCCGCCCAGTCGATGGAACTGGTCGCAATGAGACGTGGACCGAAACAATTACCCGCGCAATTAATGGCGCAATTGAAATTGGCGTTCCATTTACGCCAGAGGAAGCAGAAAAGCTTTTTGACCACATGTTCAACCTGCGTTGCTCGCTTTCTGGGCGTGCTCTTTGGCAACTTGGCACACCGCTTGTCAAGAAGTTCAATGCAACTTCTTTGAATAATTGTTACTTCACAAATATTGAATCGATTGAAGATTTTGAATTGCTGTTTGAATACCTGATGCTGGGTGGCGGCGTTGGATTCTCGGTAGAGCGCTCGAAGATTCACGAGCTACCAAAAGTTAAGCCAGGCGTCGTCATCACTCACGAGCGGTCAAATGACGCAGACATTATCGTTCCTGACTCTCGTCAAGGATGGAAGCGACTCCTTCATGCAGTTCTTAAGTCATACTTTGATACTGGCAAGTCTTTTTCATACTCGACAATTTTAATTCGTGAATATGGCGCGCCATTGAAGACGTTCGGCGGTACCGCATCTGGTCCAGGCGCATTAATTGACGGAGTTGCCGACATATGCAAGGTAATGCAGAATCGCGAGGGCAAGAAGCTTCGTTCAATTGACGTGCTCGACATTTGCAACATCATTGGTCGCATCGTTGTTTCTGGTTCATCACGTCGTTCAGCACAGATTGCAATTGGTGACCCAGACGACGTTCTGTTTATTCGAGCAAAGAACTGGTCAACTGGCAGCGTTCCAGCGTGGCGTGCTAACTCCAACAACTCCATCTATGCAGATGCGTACGAAGAAATCATGACAGAACTCTGGAAGGGTTACGACGGCTCAGGCGAGCCATACGGTCTTGTTAATCGCAAGCTTGCAAGGAATTATGGCCGACTAGGCGAAAGAATGGTCGACAATAGCATTGAGGGCTTCAATCCGTGTGCGGAAATTGCCCTCGCAGATGGCGAGTCATGCAATCTAGCCACAATATTTTTGCCAAATGTCGAATCACTTGAACAGCTAAAAGAAATATCAATGTTGCTATACAAGGTGCAGAAACAGATAACCAGGCTTGACTACCCATACGCAAAGACAACCGAGATTGTTCGCAAGAACGCAAGACTCGGCCAGAGCGTCACTGGAATCTTGCAGGTGGAGCAGGAAAAGATTGAGTGGCTTGATAAGGCGTATATAAATCTCCGTGAATTTGATAAAAAGTACTCGGCAGAAAATAATTGGCCAGAATCGGTTCGCCTTACAACAGTTCAGCCATCTGGTACCTTGGCGCTGCTCCCAGGCAACACGCCTGGTATACATCCAGGATTTGCGCAGTACTACATCCGACGTGTGCGCTTTGGTTCATCAGACCCATTGGTCGATGGTTGCCGTAAGCGCGGTTATAAAGTTCAGTGGGATATCGGAATTGACGGTCGCGAAGACCACACTAAATATGTGGTTGATTTTCCGTGCGAATCGCCAGAGGGCGCAGTTCTTGCCGCAAGCATGACAGCAGTTGAGCAGCTTGAATGGGTGAAGAAGATGCAAACCGTATGGGCAGACAACGCTGTGTCCGTAACCGTCTACTATCGCAAGGAAGAGCTCGATTCAATCAAAGAATGGTTATCCAAGAACTACGACAAGGGCGTCAAATCGGTGTCGTTTCTTTTGCACAGCGACCACAACTTCCCGCTTCCGCCATACGAAGAAATCACCAAAGAGGAATACCAAAAACTGATATCAAAAATAGATTTTTCAATTCCTTTGGTGCAAAATTCCTTTGACGGACTGCTTGCGCTTGATGATTGTGCTACTGGTGCTTGTCCTGTAAAGTAATAGGCCACGCAGGCGTTGGTAGCTCAATCGGATAGAGCAACAGACTTCTAATCTGTAGGTTGTAGGTTCGAGTCCTACCCGACGCGCCATCAAACACATCAATCATGGAGGCTGCAATGGAAGTGAAAGAAAGAAAAATTGATGAGTTTGGGTTTGTGCGTCTAGACGCACATATGGCCGACGATATGTCGGTTGTCAATGCAGCACGTGTATCTTTTGCACGACACCAAGAGGAGCTTGATGAAGCAGCAAAAGGATTGATAAATTTCTTAATGCGCGAAAGACATGGCACTCCTTTTGAGCACAATGCATTTAGATTCCATATTAAGTGTCCAATATTTGTTGCTAGGGAATGGTTTAGGCACAGAATAGGTTCATTTAATGAATTTTCAGCTCGATACAGTATGGTCAACGATGAGTTTTTCGTTCCTGCAGAGCACGATGTGAGAACTCAGGTTGGAAAACCGGGCGCATACCACTTTGACCCCGTTGAAAAAGATGTCGCCGATAGAACTATTGAAAGAATTAAAAATATAAACGAAATGGCGTACGGCACCTACAAGGAATTGATTAATGACGGCGTTGCAAAAGAGCTTGCACGAACAGTTTTGCCAATGGGAATGTACACACAGTTTTATTGGACGGTAAATGCTCGCTCGTTAATGAATTTTTTATCTCTTCGTCTAGACAAGTCTGCACAGGTGGACATTCGCCGATATGCAACATGTGTTGAAATTGTTTTGGCTCAAACTATGCCTGTCACGTATAAGGCATGGGTTGAAAATGGAATGGTATGTCCATAGTTGATTGAAGGTGTAAAAATTAACCATATTTTTGGCGAGTAGCTCAGTTGGCAGAGCAAGGGACTGTTAATCCCTGGGTCGTAGGTTCGAGCCCTACCTCGCCAGCCATTATGTGGATTATTTAATTGTTTCCGATAGGGTACATCTAAACCACAAATTTAAAGGAAAATCATGAGAAACATGAAGAAGATAGTTGTAGTTGCCGCCCTTTTGTTTGCAACGCTCGGCTCTAGTGAGGCAACCGCTCAAGATTGCGGCGAATACACAGAAGCTCCATCATCATTGGCCCCCTCAATGATTACGATTATTGATACAGAAGTTGGAACCGATGCATATCAACGATTGGTTGCTTACAGTAATGGTGGGCACAAGGCTCTGGGAATGGCGATTGCTGGTTTCTATAACTACCTTGATAAGTGCCAGTACGTAGGCATTGGCATCGGAGACGGAAGTGGTGGTAATGGCTTTCGCCCGAATTACACACTAGCTATTTGGTACGAAGGTATTGATTTGTCCGTGGCTCGTTCTGCTATTTACTCCCTTATTGGAGCCAGCGCGAATCCAGTTGTGAGTAATGGTGATTGCAATATCTCATGTGACGGAACGACTGGTCGTCAGTTTGATGGCACCATTGCTACTTCCACCACTACGACGAACATTCCCGAGACGACCACCACTACGACGACAATTATTCCGCAAGTTATTGTGCCCGTTGCTCCTCCAAGGCCAGCAGAAGAATTAGATGTTGCTCCAGTTGAAGTACCAACAGTCCCAAGTGAAGCACCAGTAATCGTTGAAACAACGACAACCACCTCCCTTGCTTCCATGCAAGTAATTGAGTCTGTTTCATTGAGTGTTGCTACTGCAAACAAGGAAGTTGCCAGCAATAAGAAGACTTTGCCCCCTAAGAAGAAGGCAAAGAAGGTGGTTGTTCAGCGCCGAAAATAACATAGGCGTCGGAGCGGTGGCAGAGAGGCTTATTGCACCTGTCTTGAAAACAGGAGTCCGTTTGCGCGGACCGGGGGTTCAAATCCCTCCCGCTCCTCCATATCCAGTCTGGGTAGCCCAATGGCAGAGGCACGGCGCTTAGGACGCCGCCAGTGAGAGTTCGAGTCTCTCTCCAGACACTATATTTTTAAGGGCTGCCCTTGTAGCTCAGTGGTAGAGCACCTCACTTGTAATGAGGTGGCCGTGGGTTCGACTCCCACCGAGGGCTCTACTTTTTGCTAGGTTCTATTTATGTCCGTAAAAATCATCAAAAATGTCGATATCGGCAATATTCCGCCTACCCCGGCGATTCCGATTATTGATGATGCTCGGACCCCGGAAGCCACATCCAACCTTATTGAAATCGCTGGATTCCACGGATATCCAGTAAGTTACCGACAAGAACAGGGTGGGCGACTGATTCAGAATATTGTCCCTGTGCATAAAAACGAAAACCAACAAATATCTACGTCGTCAAAAGTTGAATTATATCTTCATACCGAGACGGCTTTTCACCCGTATAAGCCAACACATGTAATTTTGATGTGTTTACGCGGCGACGAAACAGCACTGACAACATACTCCTCCCTTGACGACATAGTCTCCGAGCTTTCTGAAGAGCAGATAAATGTTCTCCGAACTCCAAACTTCACAACTTCATTGGATGACAGCTTCATGATGGATGGGGAACCGGATTTTACTCTCGGAATAACTCCTCTTTCTCGCGACAAAGCCGGCCATGATGTATTCACATTTGATTGGGCGTTAATGAGAGGTAAGACCACAGAAGCGAAATCGACTCTTTCCGCTGTTCGTGATGCAATATCAAAGACCACAAAAGAAGTGGCGCTCAAGTCTGGTGAAGTTATGGTTATAGACAACAGAGTTGCTGTACATGGCAGAAAGCCGTTTCAACCAAAATATGATGGGAGCGATAGGTGGGTGAAGCGAATCCTAACCATAGATAGACTTCCGCCAAGAAAATACATGGACGAACATGTAATTGATTTCGATTTTGAAGAGGAGGCGATGTGAGCCTTAAAGAAATAGGTCTCTCCGAAGATTTCGATTTTTTGCGCACACGTTTTT